CAACACAGATATACGATAAATTATTAGAGTTGGAAATAACAGAGGTAGAGTTTACTTCTGCTATGAGAGAAAGGTGTCCAAATGTAGACCCTTATCTATTCGCCTCGGGATATTATGATTCAATATGATGCAAGGTCACTCTAGTATTAGCCTCCTTCAAAAGTAATAATACTAGAGTACTTAGGGCTCGGTTGACACATAACACAGGTGTGTGGCAGTTGGTAAGTGTATGGTTGGCTAACTAAAGCAAATACTAACTGGTGTCAACGAATTAACGTCACCTTGGATAGATGAGTAAGTCATCCTCAAGGAATGCCGAGTCCTATAAATATAACATGAGTAGGTACGGGGGTTTATGTTTTCCTCCATTGTTCGCTCTAAGGTTAAAGACCCAGAAAGTCGTTGTGTAATGCTAGCTATAATACACTGATAATACCTTAGAGTCCTACTCGTGATAACTTTAGGCTTGTCTTGATATTCAACACGTAAAATACTAAGTCATAAATAATAACAAATAACGTATTGTTTATAGATTTAATTTATATGCGAGGCAAGCCTAATAACTAAAAGGAGTTCTTATGAACAATTACGAGACTAGGTTTCTCAGGAATAAAGACCTAATTCCCCTAAAATCTTTAACAAGTATTGATGTTATAGGCCTAGGAGGAATAGGCTCATTCGTAGTACAAGCGTTAGCCATTATGGGTTGGCGTGATATATCTGGCTATGATAGCGATGATGTATTATGTCATAACTTAAGTTCAACAGCATATACATTTGAAGATGTAGATATGCCGAAGAAGATGGCTGCGAATAAGCTGCACGAAAGGCACTCAGAAGATTGGCAAAACTTTTATCCAGCAGGACATTTTAACTTTGAAAAGTTTGTTGGTAAAAGAGTAATCGTTTGCACGGATAATATGTCATCAAGAAAGATGGTGTACGAAGCGTGGAAATCTGATTGGAAAGATAAAGGTGAGTTCTTTATCGATTTGCGTATGGGTGCAACCAGTATGGAAATGATAACAGTTACACCAAGTAATGATAAATATATGGATACTTGGATACCTGATGGTGCGGTAGAACCAGAGCCGTGCTCAATGAAACATACTGTATTCACAACACAGCATATAGCATCTTTAGGTGTAGCACAAGTATACAATTTAATAGGAATATTAGCCTATTATGACTATATTTGGGCGAGTCTGACACCAATTCAATACGAATTTGGGACACAAATAGTACCAAAACTAGAAGGAGATGTAAATGCAACATCCAAAAATAACCGTGAGGAAAGTATCGACGGACTGGAAGGCAATGCCATCGGGTCTAACATACCTATTCATCGGTCAGCCTAAAACAGGTAAAACTACAGCTTGTAGTAAGTGGAGTGAACTTGGGAGCGATGGCGTTATCTTATTAGACACCGATTTAGGTGCTGATTTCGTAGATGGCGTCAACGCTGTACAGGTAAGCTCGCTTAATGCCCCTACACGTGCCGTAAAGCACGAAGGTAAGCAAGTTGTGAAGGATGGTAAACCTCAATTTGAGGTGATACCGCCTAACGAAAGGGGCTTTGTAGAAAGGTCAGGTAAAGATAAGGGAAAACCCATAGATTCATATTCTCTTATTGAAGTATATAACTGGCTTAGTACAGAATGGGATACTCTACCTTATGACACTATAGTAATTGATACTATAGGACAAGTCAATGAATGGGTAGAGGATACCGTAATACAAGAACTTGGAATCACAGCTATGGGTGAAGGTCAATGGGGAGCTGATTGGGGTAAAGCCCGTCGGAAGAATGTTGACATCATTAAAAGATTCCAGACTTTTATTAAAAAGAAAGGTGGGAACCTCGTTCTGGTCTCACATTCAAAGACAACTGTAGTAACTGATGGGAAAGCACAGCTTGGCCCAGAGTTACCTCGTGGCTTAGGCTATGCCTTAGCTGCTAAAGCAGATGTAATTGGATACGTAACTGCACAAAAAGAAGATGGACAATACTATGTATCTTTTGAAGCTTATGATGAAAGAGTAATTGGCTCACGTCTGGCTCCATTAGCACAGAAAGTCCTTCCATTCGATTACACCGCAGTTAGTAAAGAAATCCTAACCTATAAAAGGGAGAAGTAAATGGAAACTACTCGATTCCGCCCTGATGACCTAGTAACCTCTGGCGGGGGATCAAAGTACCTAGGTTTTGTACCAGTGGCAATAATGGACTACCAAGATAAATCAGAAGATTTTGATTGGGCAGACGTCTTTATTGAAGTAACACTACAAATAGAACATTCTCAATATCCAAGAAGAATGCAACTTTGTGGTTCATACGATAAAGAGCCAAATGGTAATATTAAATCCAGTTCTCTACTAAAGAGAGTCTACTACTTATTTGATGCCATTGGGTTTCAAGGTGGGCCTGACAAAGCAGGAAACTGGGTAGATGCTGATGGAGAAGCAATTAGCGATATAGCTAGAATCTTATCTAATGAGCACGCTACAAATCCACTTGAACCAAAGTTTGAGTACTATGCTTATGTATATAAGAAAGAGCCAACGAAAGAAGGCAAATCTTATACAGAGGTATATCCTCGACTTGTGCCAAACACAGAGAAAGGCAGAGCCGAACTAGAAAGTTATATAGCTTTCTTGAAAGGTAAAAACCTCATCAAAGAGTTTGACGAATCAACTGCTCCAAATGGAGTCAGTCAACCTACTGCAACAGCAGGCGAACCTACAAGGTTCTAGTTGTACGTAGAAATAGCTATTGGGAGTCCCTCAAAACGGGGGACTCTCATACCGTTAGACGACCTATGGGACGTTGTTTACGAATACGGTAATAATCAGGCAGTCTATAGAAGTGTATACTTGTATGACGAAGAGGCTTTAAGCTTTACCAAAAGAAGTGGGACTTTGAAAAACTACTTAGGTACGAGACTTATAGATAACATTCCAATAGACATAGATAAAGGTCAAAACACTGATGAATACACACTCCAAAGAGCCCAAGGAATCCTACATCAATTAACTGATGAATATGGATTAAAAGAGGGCAATTTCCAATGCTACTTTAGTGGCACAGGCTACCACATTACGTTAAGTGGAGAGTGTTTCGGATTTAAAGCTTCACCTGATTTACCGTTTATAGTTAAACAGAGTATGTCTTCAATATTCGAAGATATAGACCCTAGTGTTTACATAAGAACGGCATTAATACGTTTACCACATACTTTAAATATCAAATCAGAATTATTTAAAGTTCCCCTAACTAGACAAGAACTAATGGGTAGCAAAGCTGACGCTATCATAGAATTAGCATCTTCTAGAAGATTAGACTTCGGATTCGCTGACTTATGGGGAGAGGAAACTCTATCGCACCTTATTAATGAGGATGTTCCACAAGTCAGAGAAATGAAAAACGTATTAGAACCTCGCAACATAGTTCCTTGTATGCAAACTCTTTATAAAAGAGGGCCCATCTCAGGGACTAGAAATAATACAATTTTACGATTAGCTGGTCACTTTCGTAGAAATGGAATAACAAGTGAGGCAACAAAGGCAGCATTATTGCATTGGAACAATAACCAACTTAATCCACAGATAATTATAGACAAGGTCGAAGCAACATATAATTATGGATATAAGTATGGGTGTGATGATGAAATATTGGTGCCTGTATGTGAACCACGTTGTGTTTACTACAAAAATAAAGACTATGCAATAGATGTGAAAAATCGAGAAGAACTGCAGAAAGATTTATCAGAAAGATTAGATACTGATTATTCTGGCAGAATGATTGATTTAGCAGCAATGTTCGGTCTTGAAGATAAAGATTGTGCAATATACCCCGGTGAACTTGTGACTATATTTGGCCCAACTGGTAGTAATAAGACTACATTGGCTCAGAACATAGTTCTAGGTTATGATTTTAAACACGATATAATAAGGAAAGAATGGCAACAGCCAACCTTATTCTTATCATTAGAATTAAGTGGTTGGTATATGCATAGAAGAAACTTACAAATAGTAAGTGGGATGGATAAAGAGAGTGTAACAAGAAATCATCAATACGTAGGTAGAACCTTCGGAGAATACTTGGGACATATCAATATTCAAACAGTATCAGCAACAGTTGATACAATTCAAAAGCAAATTAAAAATCTTCAACCAAATGTTGTGGTAATTGACTATATAGATTTGTTAGAAACTCCAAAGCATATACGCGGTGGAGAATACGAACAAATAAGATATATTAGTCATTTCTTATCAAACTTAGCTGTTAATAGCGATATAATCATTATACAAGTATCTCAAGTTTCAAGAGAATACAGTAGAAATGAAATTCTTGATATCTATGCTGGTAAAGGTAGCGGTGCAATCGAAAACGCATCAAGAAAAGTTATAGGTATTAACGGCAAACAAAATGAAGCTGACAAGACAGTTTCTTTATTCAAGAACTCAGACGGAGATTTATTCGATGTTGACCTTGAATGGAAACCATCATTCAGACTTCCAGTAAAAGGAGTAACTGATGAGAAAACACATCATCAAAGTCGAAGTGAGCCCTAAGGTTAAACTTCGATTAATTTCAATGGCTCAAGCAGAGTTGCGTTCATTAAAACGCCAGTGCGAGTACATTTTAGAAAAGGAGAGCGATGGTTATGAAAGTAAAGAAGACCGCTAGGGAATTATTAGGAGATTACATCGACCTAGAAATAGAAGTCGATTCACCTGATCCTGACTTAGAAGTACTACTTCCAGCAATGGATAAAGTCAAAGGCCTAATCAAGAAGAAGGTTGATGGCATTGACCATTTTATGATGGAACTTAGTAGAAGAGAACATCTGATTGACGCAGAAATTGAGGCTCTCAAATCAGAAGAAACAAGACTGAAAGTAAGAAGAAAAGCCGTACAGAACTTAAAGGATTACTTTAACGGTTCACTGATACCTATGATAGTAGAAGAACTTGGAGACGAGGATGGAGTATATGAGACGGACACCGCAAGATATAAAATGTTTGAAACTTGGGGCCCAACTCTAGTACTAGACGAAGAATCAGTACCAGACGATTTTAAGAAAGTAACTTATACAGAATCAGTGGATAAGAAGAAAGCCAAAGAAGTTCTAAAGACTGGTGCTAAAATACCGGGCTTAGCTCTTACTAAAGTCAGAAGAGTAAGGAGGTCATAATGGCCAGATTCATAGATATAATGATTATGCCTGAGGGTGTAGCATTGACTCTATTACAGTTCTTCCAAGTATGTGTATGTATGATTAAAACAAATCAGATGGACTACTCGGGAGAAACCTATGAGAGTAAAGCTTTAGATATATCAGTATCAATCTATAAGTTTTCAACTCACTTACACTTTAGCTTAGCAGAGAGGAACAAATGTCGAGACGTAACAATAGCCAAGTCGTAATAATACACGACTTATTAAAAGAAGGGGTTAAAGTTAATCCACAAATGGCTCTAAATAGATGTGGTTGTTTTAGATTAGCATCCGTTATCCATATATTAAGGAAACAATACGGAGAACGATATATCAAAACAAATCGCGTAAAGAGTCACACCGGAAATTCTTATGCTGAGTATAGCTTAGCATAACAGGGGAAAGCGATAAGGGAGTCCTGAGAGGCTCCCTTGTTGCAAGGAGGAACTATGAGTAAACAGATTAAATATAGTCGAATGGGGATGAGGTCTAATCCCGGAAGACCTAAGAAGATTAAGGCTAAACCTATTAAAAATCCTGACTATCTTGCGGGATGGGAATGGTTATTTGGTAAGAGACAAGTAGCCGACCGTAGTGAAGGACACAAATTTACAAAAAGAAAGAAATCAATATATGGTATCTTACAGTATTGTAAACAATGTGACCAAGTATGGGAACTTGATAGGTGTAGCTATAGAAATGACACAGCTGAATATTACGATAATTTTCCAACATTCGGTTTACAGAGAAGAAAATGTCCACGTTGCAAAGGAGGCAAAGATGGAAGTAATATACAAAACACCAACACCAAACCAGACTAGCGAAATAGGCTTATTTGATATTATATTAAGGGTATTAGATTCGCATAGAGTAGCAGGTAAACAGTTCATAGCAGAGGCTATTTGTACTGAATTAGAAACTAAGGGGTATATCAATGAAGAAAAAGGTTAAATCAACCGCCCATTTCATAACTTCGGATAACTATTTATCTAGAGGCGTCACAAAGATGTCTGATAGACAATTAGTAGGATTTTATAAATGGATGTTAAAGAATGATAGAATACAACCTAACGGAGCTGCAGCTAAGCGAATGAAAGTTCTAGAACATAGAACAATAGACAACCTCGCTAACAGCGGAAGAATGATTAGGGATCACTATTATGCCAAAATCGAAGAACAATCTCACTAAAGACGATTTTAAAGATGTGCTTTTCCCAGTACACAAAACCTACTGGGAAAAAGCATATCGGAAATTATCGGCTAAAATGAGCACATTATATAGTAGCTTAAAAAGACGTAGCGAAGATAATGATGTGAAGTTTACAATTACACGAGATCAGATAAGACAAAAATTTTATAAATCATATGGTAAAGGATGTACCTATTGTACTAAGGAACTGACATTCAGAACGATTGCTTGCGACCATATAATACCACTTACTAAAAAGGGAGCATCATCTAACAAGAATCTGCAATTAATATGCAAAGCTTGTAATACTCGAAAGGGGCCCTTAGATGAGAAAGATTTTGATATACTTATACAGTTGGTACAAGAGCTTCCCAGCGAAATAAGTCTTTACGTAATGAAAAAGCTCGCAAAAGGAGGTCGCTATTGAGTGAACTAACCTCGAATGACCGTGTTCTAGCTATGATAAGAGAAAGGCTGAACCTAGGTCAAGAAAGATACAAGCAAGACATTCCTCTCAATGGAGAAGGTGGAAGAGACAACTTCAAAGAATCCATAGAAGAGGCATTAGATATGTCTATTTATCTCACAGCTACGCTATTAGAACAATCTGATAAGAAAGCTGAGGGAGAAAAATCCGAAAGGAAAACGTGGCAAGAAGATGATGTTAGGCTTATACTAAGTGGTCTACACAAACTCTATAGTAGTAAATATGCTGAAAATCAATTAGATTTATGTACAAAGATTGATGATATTATACGAAGTATTAAGAAAGCTACGAAATGGAGCGAAGAAGACGAAAAGATGCTTATAATTTAACTATAGGGGGGAATCCCGCTAAGTTCGAAACCGATAAACAGGTTGGAACAAATGCCAATACCCAAATCCCCCCTACAGCTTTAGAACTTGCATATCAATTCCTAGAGACTGGCTCTCTAAACGATAACAACTATTACCAAACTCGATGGAGGTTTTATGAAAACGGGGATGTTGAATAAAGCTCAAAAATGCTGT